AGTAATCGTGCCGGTTGTAGGTGCCTTCTACGCCTTTCAGCTTGTGGTTGAGGCAACGCTCGGCAACGTAGGGATCAACCCCCAATGCGGCAAGGTGCGTGCGTGCGGTACGCCGGAAATCGTGAATGGTGAAGTTCGAAATATCGGTCAGCTTCGGCTTGATGTGCTTGGATAGCGCCGCATTCAGCGTATTCAGGTCGATATGCGGAATCATCCGGTGCTGCATCTTCCGCGCCGGGAAAACGTAGGCACTGCCACAGGCCAGACGGTGCAACTCGCGCAGAGTTTCAACCGCCAAAGGGGGCAGGGGAATATCAATCGCCGCACTGGTCTTGGTGCGTTCTTCCGGCAAGTGCCAGACGCCGCCATCAAGATCAAACTCCGACCAGGGGGCGGAAACCAGTTCTTCCTTCCGAACGGCCAGCAACAGCAACAGGCGAACGGCGTAGTGATTTTCGATAGTGAAGGTGCCAGCCTTGTCCTTCATCGCTTGGAATAGCTTGATTATTTCCTCGCGGGTCAGCCAACGGTCGCGGGTTTCTTCCTTACCGCCAGCATCGGCAATATCAAACGCACTGGCCGGGTTGTACTGGATCACATGGCGCTTGATTGCGTAGTCGAATATCCGCTTTGTCCAGCGCAGCACATCGTTAGCCATTGTCGGGGCACCGCGCTTGACGATGGTTTGCAGCATGGCATCAACGTCGCGGGGCTTCACATCCTCCGCTTTCATCTTGCCCATGTTCGGCTTAATGTCGTTCTCGATCCTCGACCGAACAATATTCGGATGCTTCCAGCGCCCGAGAATCATTCGCTCAAAATATTCATCGGCCAATTGCGCCACCGTCACGGCGTTTTTCTCGGCCTCGATCTTCGCCACGGCTTCACGCTTGCGTTCCTGCTTCTCGCCTGCAACGTCATGGCCTAGTGCCACTTTCGCGGATAGGTCTTTGGCGGTCTTGCGGGCATCGGCCAGCGATAGCACAGCGTAGCTGCCCAGGTTCATAACTCGCTGCTTCCCATCAAAGCGATAACGAAAACGCCAGGTTGCTACTGCATCGCCTTCTCGAAAGCGAAGGTATAGCCCATCGCCATCGGCTCTGCCCTCGAAGCGTTCTCCGCCTTTGATCCATGCTCGAATTTGAATATCTGACAGCTTGCCCATATCGCCCCCGGAATACGCATCTGTTCGTGTACCCATTTTTCACGGTGAAAAACGATAGGGGTACACGACTGGGTACAAACAAATAATGCACTTTCCTGACACGACATGCAACTGCACGAAAAGAAAAAGCCCCGTTGATAGGGGCTTTTGGCGGTGTTTTGCGATGCTCTGCAATGGGGTGAAATGTCACTCCAAATTTTGGATCTAAATCAGAAGTAGCAGGAACAAAGGCCCGCCGATACTAGACATTCAACAATCGACTTTTGCGACAGGTACACGCATGGGTACACGGTTTTCATGGGCTTACCTGATTCGTTGTGATTCGCTAATTCTATCCGACACCAAGAAATCCGAAGAAAGTGATTGCTCGGTCAGCAGCACTGACGACCGGAATCAACCACTAAATCCGGATACCCTTTTTTTCTGCCGCTCAATCGCCAGCCCGATATCGTCTAGCACAGCGCGGCAAGCTTCTGTCAGCATGGCGTGGATTTCATGGATGTCTGTTTCAGCGCACAGTGCCGGGGCGTTCTGGCCTGGGAATGCGCCCAGCAGCGAACCAATGGCGCCTTCGACAAAGAGCAAGCACGCCTCGACATCATCTCGGGGAATCAAGCCGTCAATCAGCGTTTCATATTCGGCTTTCGCGGTCAGCGCGGCGTAGTGTTCGCGAATCGCTCGATGATGCTGGCGCTCTCCTTCGGCGTCCTCGTCATTGCCCGCCCCGGCAATCCTGGCTGGCAGCGCGGCGCGTGCGGCGGGTGCCTCGTAGAGGATGCGCTGGCCGGCGCGGCCCACGGACTCCACGCCAGCGGCGGCGAGGTGCCGCTTAATTGTGCGGTAGGTGCGCCCGGTTTCGCGTATCAAATCCTCGATGGTTGCGGTTTCCATTGGTGTTGCCCTATTTCGAAAACTCTCAGCCTAGAAAAATCGCGGGGTGCGCATTACCCGCGCTCTTGATTCGTCAGGGAGGACCCGCAAGCAGATCGTCAGGCGTCGTCATTTCCCCATTGGTGCCAAGTTTTGCCATTGATGCCATCTCTTTTAGTTGGCACCAATGGGATTTTTTGGCACCAATGGATCAGCCGGCAAATACCAGACGGTCGATTGTCCGAAGCCTTGGCGCTCCGATTTGATGCCCAGCTTCTCCCTTGCGCGCGCCAGCGTCCGCTCAGAAATGCCTTCCGCGCGTGCCCGTTTCCTGACTTCTCCCACAGCCAACGAACCGGTCTTCAGCACGTCGGCAAGAAAGTCGACGGCGTCATTGAGCGCACCGCCTTCGCCAGCTTCCGGCGTCGCCTCGGCAACGGCGAGCAGATCGCGGGCGGCGCCGTCAACCGGGTTACCCCACTCGACGTGTGACGCGAACACGCCGGGCGTCTTTTCCAGTTCGGCTTGGAGCAGGTCATACTCAAAGCCGCCGTCGTCGCGTCCGATGTTTGACTTCGCCCGCATGAGCAGCCGCTTGTTCCCGTCTTCCGCGCTCTTGGCAGCGACCAGGACGACGCGAGCCACGGCACCGAAGGCCAGGCTGCCCGTAATGCGTTCGGTCGGCTCCCGGCCGGCCGTGCCTTTCGAGAAGTGCGTAATGCCCAGCAAGGCGCAATCAAGGTTTGCGGCAAGGTCGGCGAGCGGTTGCAGGCCACGCCGAACCTCTGCATTCTTGTGACTGTCTCCGGCGATGGCTGAGACAACCGGGTCAACCACCAGCAGGGCAGCGCCCCCGGCGGCGCCGATGGCCAGGCGCAGCGCCTCGATATCACGCGACGGGTCAAACGCTCTGCGCTCGCCGTGGTCGTTGGTATCGCCGACAAACCAGATGCGCGTCATGTCGACACCGCTTGCCATCAGGCGTGGGGCCAGGGTGTCGGCGGGGTCGTCTTCGCCCGACCAGATAATCACGTTGCCGGCGGGGGCGCGCTGGCCATCTGGCCATGAACCGCCCTTGCTTACCGTGGCAGCCAGCGACAGCGCAATCGTCGTTTTGCCGGTGCCGGGTGCTCCACCCAGGATGTGCACCTTTCCCTTCGCCAGCCAGCCGGACCACAGCCAGCGGATCGCCTCGGGGACGATGCCGGCGCCGTGCAGCAACTCGACAGCGCGGCCGGGCTTTCCGCCATCGGCAGAAGTAGCCACCAGGCGCTTGTCGTCGCCTTGTACGGCGTTTTGCCGGGCAGAGCATTCCCTTATCGAAACCAGCAAACGCTCTGCGGCGCGTTCGCTGCGGCCCGTATCATCATCGCCAGGGACAGCCGCGCGGGCGGCGCAGCCGTCGAGAAACGCGGCGCCGCGTTGGACGGAATACAGATCAGCCATGATTCACCCCGGCCGCGCTCAATGCGCCCTGAATCCGGCTGGCGGCAAGAATCAGGCGTTCGCGCTCGGCAGGTCCGAACGGCTCGCCAGCCAGTAGCGCAGCGGCGGCAGCCGAGACAACAAGCGTCTCGAAAGCGACGCAGCGCAACACGTCGACCGCAGGGAACGGCCGGCGCTCCGGTTTGCCATGATGATCGCCAGGCGGAAACAGGTCGCTGATTTCCAGACCGATAGCGCCCACCACCTCATGCACTGAACAGCCCGCAAAGCAATGAATCAGTGTCTTGCCGTCGTCGTCATGCCGGATGCTCAAAGAAGCGGATTTATCCTCATGGGCAGGGCAACAGGCCATCCAGTTATCGGGACCAGACCGGCGCACCTTGTCCAGACGGGACAAAAGGTTGTCGACGTTGCTCATTTGATCACCTCTTCGTTCTCAAAGAAGCCGGGACACGGCCATTCCGGCGAACCCAAGGAATACAGAGCAGCATTGCGCCGGATCACGCCGCGAAACTCGACTTCCGGCAGAATGGTTGTCCGGATGTTGAAACCCATCGCCCGCAGGTTATGCACTCGCGCCGCAGCTTCAGGAATGGCATGGTCCGCCGTAATCACGAAAGACAGAACCGGCTGAAACTGGTGGATTAGGCCAAACACCTCGGCGCATTGGCCGGTCACGATGGGCGGGGTAGGATTGCGGCTATCGAATGTAGATTTTGACACCGTGCAGGTGCCTGCCGAGTGCGGCGTTTTATTGTTGGTCATGATTGCACCGGAGCCGCCAGTGCTTTGCGAAGGTCGCCAACATTCCACGCTGAAATGCGCTCCGACAATTTACGGGGTGCAGGCAGGGAGCCACGCTTGACCATGCGCCAGACGGTAGCTGACGAACAGCCGACAAGCGCCTGCACGACTGGCAGGCGAACATGCGCGGAATCGGGAAATGAATCGTAGTTGGTAAGCGCGTCAGGGATTGCGCTCGGGTCGGTGTGGTGTGCCATGCTGTGCTGTCCTTTGATGTTTAGTGCGACAGCACGCACAGTATTTATTCCGACATTGGCAACGGCCTAAGTAGGCAAGTTGAGTTGCCTACTAGGCAGTAAGACTTGGCGCAATTTCCTGTGCAGCCTTCAGTGCTTTACGGATCGTGTCATCGGAAACTTTGAGGCCAATTGACTGTGCTGCTTTCTCCAAGTCCTTGCCGCTTGGCGGTTTGCCGTTCGGCCATTGTGCCAACAATGCCGCTATGACACTTAATAGCGACTCGTCACGGAAGGCAAGGGCGCCTCTTTCAATTCCGTCACCTTGGCCCGCCTGACTTTTCGCATATTGCTTTTCAAATTCAAGCACATCCTCAATGCTCACAACGGCAATTTTCGATTCTGGGAAATGACGATCAATGAATGCTTCAATTCGCTCAAACTTCGCATTCGTAGGGAGCGAGTCAGTTTCTACGTCGAGATAAATTTCCACTCTAACCTCTCGGCCAAAATGAAGCCCATCAATGCAATACCCCAGTCCCTCACCGGGCATAAGATCAACGTCTGTTCCGAAGGGAGATCTATTAATGTTGAAAAAAGTATATTCAGCATCAGCCCCGCCTTCCAAAACAGCCATTTTGTCTCGTTTTGTCAGTTGAGCAGTCTCAAACAAATGATCAACATCAGCAGGCAATACTTCCCACCTGTCTGCCAGCTGCTGCACGGTGAAGAAGCACTTTTCAGGTAGTTTTATTTTCATGGCATCCCATTCACGCTCCGCCCTTAATTAGAAGCCGCGTCAGCCGGGTAAGGGTGCCCGGTGTTCCTCCCGTCGGAGTAGGCGCGGCAAACTCAGTTACCGTCAGGCTATGGTCTTGCTCTTCTTCAACGGCACGACGTTGTAATCAGGCTTCCCGGCCTCTAAGGCTTTCAGTAGCTTGGCCCATTCATTCAGAGCCGTTTTCCGTTCGTCAAAGTAATCGTGCCGGTTGTAGGTGCCTTCTACGCCTTTCAGCTTGTGGTTGAGGCAACGCTCGGCAACGTAGGGATCAACCCCCAATGCGGCAAGGTGCGTGCGTGCGGTACGCCGGAAATCGTGAAT